CCGCCGGGAATGGAAGGAACTGAGATGTTGGAAGATCTTTTTAGAGAGATTGCGATCGAAGCGATCGCTCCGAGAAAATCACTATTTTTCCAAACTAGTGAATTCAAAACGATAAGAGCAACACCATTGACTGAAACTTCCACAAAATGGGAGTTGCAATATTACGCACACAAAAAGTCATTTATTTCTAATGAGGGCCTTGATGAAATTGGATACATTTTGGTAACAATGTGCGATTTCTTCAATCAAGATTGGGTGCGCTGAAATGAATTACACCAGAAATCACACTGTCTGTAAGAGCATGAAACTGAGAATGGTTATCGGCGGTTGGACTGATTACTACGTGAATCACTCTAATAATTGGGCTGCCTTCAATGTTCACGGTGAGCGTGTTAAGGTACATGACAATAACCCTGATAGCGACACCATTACTTTCCAATGGGGCTTTAATACATTGCGTACCACTGTTGGTGGAGTCGTTAAGGCAATGACAATGATTGATAAATGGCTTGAGATTGGTTGAACAATGTGGGAAAACATTAACGGGGAATACATTTGGATTGACAAGGAAATGGGCTGGCAGGAAAATGAGCGACAGAATTCTGTTGACATTCACTCGACTTGTGCTTGTGGTGATGTGCGGCGTCATGGTGATCGGCTTACTGCGAGCGGGGTTGCTCTCGGTGTCGCTGGGGGTATGATTGGTGCTAAGGTGGCGTCTAGGGTTGGGGGTTGGTTGCTGTGGATTGTGGCGATTATTTTGTTCGCGACGATCGCGTTGTGAGGTTTCCTCAGCACTTTAGGGTTCGCTTTTATGACCAGGGGCTTCAATATACTAAACATCTTGTGGTTTCGTATCCAACAGATTGTGCGAATATGCGAATTTATTGTGTTCAGAAAACACAAGAAAAGGTTACTGTGTGGGTCGACAAAGATGTGATTGTTGCTCGAAATGAGTCACCGTCAAGGAACCTGATTGTTAGTCACACATTAGATACACCAATCATTGACGTTGTTCGCGATGCATTGACTTTTCGGCATAGGCTTGTAACTCTTGAGGAGGAACCGGAAAGGCTCGAGTTAACGCTCTTTTAGATTCCCGGCTGGGCGGGTAATACCAGAACCAACATGAACTGAAATTCAGCCTAAGAAAGGAAATTATCATGGCTGTTGTTTACTCTTCTCTCTCTGATGACTTTGCTGGCAAGAAGGCTTTCTTCACTGCTCAGAACTCTGCTGTTTCTTTCAAGGAACTGCGTGGCAAGAAGATTGAGATCAAGGATATTGTTATCACTGGGGATGATGTGGTTGACACGGATACTGGTGAGGTTGAGACTCGTCGGGTTATCACGGTGATTGACAAGGACGGGGATGCCTACGGCACTTCGTCTCAGACGGTTGTGGCGCAGATTCAGCGGCTTGTGGATATTCTGGGTGACGTGAAGTCGTGGCCGGAGCCGGTGGCTGTTGAGATTGGGTCGGCTAAGTCTGGTCGGGGGCGTGAGTACACGACGGTGACTCTGGCCTGAGGTCTCTGTAGGATAGTGATTGCCCCCTGCCCCTTAGGGGGCAGGGGGTGATTGTTTTGGTTAAGTCTCATTGGGGCAAGCATTATCGGTCTTTTAAGCGCGGTGCGAAGCATGTTCGGAATACTGCGGCTGAGATTCGGGATTTTGTTGGCGGACTTGATTTTAGTCCTTTGCCGGATACGTTGTCTGAGGAACAGGGTAAGGTTAAGGTCAAGTCGGCTAAGGCGAGTGCGAGGGAGCAACACCGTTCCGACCTGGATAAGGCGCGCGATTTGTTGCAGGTTGAGCGTGATAGGGCTGTGCGTAAGATGTATCGGATGGCTACTAGTGACGATGGGGCGGATATTCGGGGCACAAAATATGATCCTTTAGGGAAATCGGCTGTTGGAAAGGTGACGTTGAAGAATGCTGCGAGGGAACTTGAGCGCCTTAGTGAGTTTAATAATTCTGATAGTGTTTGGTATTATAGTGACCGTAAAGGTAATCCCATTTCTGCTAAAGACGTTCGCCGTTATCGTGATGCTGTGCGACGCTATAATGCAGATATAGATGAATACGAGAAATCAGTTAGTGGAACGCGACTCCCTTATATGGGAGATGCGACTGTGGGAGATTGGATTAGAGATTTCCGTCCTAAGAAGACTTATTTGTCTGGCGGTTCACATTATGCACTTGAGCGCATGAATCCAGATAAGCGCACCGTGAATTTTGAATCGGATGTAGCGATGCGTGAGAAGACAAATCAGGTGCTAGAATCACTTACCCGTAAGGGAAAACAGAATAAGTTGACTCAGGCAAAACGTCAAATTGCTGCAATGCTTGATGTTATTGGCGATCCTGAACTGTATGATATTCTTACCGACATTCCCGACGATGTACTATGGCTAATGTGGACTGTCAACGCTGATTTTGCCAATAATCTCTCTTTGCAATACGAAGCAGCCAAGGAAGGTTATTTTGACAGGCGTCGTGCCGGGGACGATTTATATTACGAAGACGTCGAAGATTCTAATAGCGAGATAAAATCTCTGCTAAATGAAATTAAGACAATCAACATTAAACCGGAGGACGATTTCAGTGGCTCGCCAATCAACAAGCGCAAGTCCCGGAAGGGCCGGCGCTAGGCGTAGCCACAAGAAAGTTCCTTCGTTTTGCGCTGATTTTGAGACGACGACGGTTGAGGATGATTGCCGGGTATGGTCTTGGGGCATTATCCAGGTGGGTAAACTTCAGAACTATGTTGACGGCATTTCGCTTGACGGATTTATGTCTCATATTTCTGAACGGGCTGCACACATTTATTTCCACAACCTTGCGTTTGATGGCACATTTATTTTAGATTGGCTATTGAAGCACGACTATAAATGGGTTAAGGAAAATCCGGGGGTTAAAGAATTTACTTCCTTGATTTCTCGGATGGGCAAGTACTATTCAATTACTGTTGTATTTGAAACAGGATATCGCGTTGAATTTAGAGATTCATTCAAGAAATTGCCAATGTCGGTCGAAGCAATCGCTAAAGCATTTAATTTGCATGACCAGAAATTGGAGATTGATTATGAAAAGCATAGGCCAATAGGATACATTCCAACAGAGCAAGAAAAGCGATATCAGCGAAATGACGTAGCGATTGTCGCTCAAGCGCTTGAGGTTCAGTTTGAAGAGAAGATGACTAAGTTGACGGCGGGTAGTGATTCGCTGGCAACATATAAGAAGATGACAGGGAAACTATTTATCAGGCGCTTCCCTATTCTTTCACCTGAAATAGACACTGAAATTCGGAAAGCATATCGCGGCGGTTTTACATATGCTGACCCACGCTATTCGAAGCGACTGAATGGTAAGGGTAGTGTGTATGACGTCAATTCGCTTTATTCTTCAGTAATGCGAACAGCATTGCTCCCTTACGGCGACCCAATTTATTCCGATGGACCACCTAGAACTAATCGCCCCCTATATATTGCATCAATTACGTTTACTGCGAAGTTAAAGCCGAATCACATTCCCTGCATACAGATTAAAAAGAATCTTTCATTTAACCCTACACAATATCTTGAAGAAGTAAAAGAACCTACAACTGTTGTGGCAACAAACATTGATATAGAATTATGGAAAAAGCATTACGATTTTAAATTTTATTCCTGGAATGGCACATTTGAGTTTCGTGGTTCACATGGTTTCTTTGATACATATGTAGACCATTTTATGGAAATTAAAAAGAATAGTAGTGGTGGATTAAGGCAAATTGCTAAACTACACTTAAACAGTTTGTATGGAAAGTTTGCAACTAATCCCGACATTACTGGAAAACATCCCGCCCTGAAAGATAATCGCGTATCGCTGGTAATGAATGAACCTGAAATGAGGGACCCTGTTTATACTCCAATGGGTGTATTCATCACAGCATACGCCCGAAAGAAAACGATTAGCGCAGCACAAGACAACTACGAGACATTCGCATATGCAGATACCGATTCTTTGCATCTAATTGGACCAACTAGTCCCCCAGATTCGTTGTGGGTTGACCCGGTGGAACTGGGTGCCTGGAAGCATGAGAGTTCTTTCACAAAGTCTGTCTATATTCGTGCAAAGCAATATGCTGAGGAGATTGATGGTAAACTTGACGTACACATTGCGGGCATGCCCCGCAACGTCGCAGCCACATTGACTTTAGATGATATGTTGCGCGGCGGCACTTGGAATGGTAAACTGATTCCTGTAAGGGTTCCGGGGGGAACAGTCCTCCGAGACACAACATTCACATTGAAGATTGATTAAGGTTGGTAATCATGGCACGTCCTGTTTCTACTCACAGCACTGTTAAGTTCCGTCTCCCTAAGTCCGTTCAGGCGGACCTGACTGAGGCTCACTGGCTCCTGCGCAAGGATGAGTCGGATATCGTTGCTGAGGCCCTTGTTGAGTATCTGGCGAAGAATGCTCCCAAGTCCGGTAAGTAATTTCTGACTAATTGCTAGGAAGCAACCTAATGAACTGGGCCTGGCTTAGTTGGGTAGCACCCCTCAGGATTGCTTTCGGATGATTGGGTATTTATGGTAGGCTAGGAACGTAGGTTCCTAGCCTACCGTTTTAGGAGGAATTATGGCACTATCTGATGCTGATAAGAATGCGCTTAAGGGGCTAAACCCTGACGGCTCCCCGATGAATGAGGAACAGCGTAAGGCGAATAAGGCGAAGGTTGACGCCAAGAACGCCGAATCCATTAAGCAAGACAAGGCTGAGCACGGTGGGCGATCTCTGACTGATCGCCGCGTTGAAGGCGATCCTCAGCAATCCATGGATGATGCTCAGACTCGAAATAAGGCGGCCCAGAACCTCACGCCGCAGCAACGCGAGGAATCGGGGATGTCTGGTAATGACGTCTTCGATCCGGGCGATTCTGACGGGGACAAGAAGGCTGTTTCTCCCGACGACGGGAACATGCTTGAGGGAGAACCAAAGGACCCCTCTGACGTCGACCACTTCAAGGACACCAAGGCGGCCTGGAAGCATCTCACAGACGTTTTCGGCGAGAAGGTTTCCGCATTGCAGGCTGAACTTGAGAATCGCCTTGGCGAGCAACTAACCCCCACAGATAGGGAGACAGGCAACCCGTTTGCTGGGGATGATGTTCCCGCATCTAAGGAAATGACCTTGGATGATGTGAAACAGGCGGCCGAGAACACGAAGGACGATGCTAAGGCAGTGCTCAAGGGTGTGGGTGACGTTGGCGGCGCTGCCCTTGACCTTGGGGGAGCCGCCGCCAAGGATGCGGGCAATGCTATAGTTGATGGCATGGGGATTGACAGGAAAGCTGCGGCGAGTACTGGAAAGACTCTTGCAGGATTGTCGGGATTGTTTTCTAGTAGCGATTCGGGGAACGATAAGGTTCCCGACTCTAATTGGAAGCCTAAGTCAATTAGCGAACTTTTTAAGGGGAATTAATTATGCCACAGTTGCGTGACGACACTTCAAATATTGATATTCTTAACGCCATCCGAAGCGATGCGCGTTACGATTATCAGAACATGGTTCCCGAGGCCACCAAGGCCAACATTCAGGAAACCATTGCGGGAATCATGTCCGACAACATTACTCGTAACGAGTTTATGTCATCGCTGATTAACCGCATTGGTTCTACGATTGTGCGTGACATTACATGGAATAACCCGCTTGCTGTCTTCAAGCAGGGCATGATGAATTTCGGTGACACCATTGAGGAAGTTCACCTTGACTTTATCAAGCCCACCATTTACGAAGAGCAGCGCGACTACCTCGAGCGCGACGTGTTTGGCCAGGCGCCTCCCCCGTCGAAGAGTGCTTTCCACACGATTAACCGTAAGGAAAAGTTTAAGATCACGATTAACCGCGATGTTCTCCGTCGCGCGTTCCTCTCGGACAATGGTCTTTCTGAGATGATTTCTCAGATTATGGCTGTGGCTGCGTCGTCTGACCAGTGGTCTGAGTTCCTTAGCATGACAAAGTTGTTTAAGACTTTCGACGATAAGTTCGGTTTTTATCGCATGCAGATTTCTGACATGAATTCGTTTGAGCCGGATAAGGCTAAGGTTGACGCGGCACTTAAGGCCCTGAGGGTTGCTGCGAACAAGATGCAGTATCCCACACCTGCCTTCAACTCTGCGGCGGTTCACTCGTTTGCTCGGCCTGAGGACCTGGTGCTTATTGCGACTCCGGAGTTTAAGGCGAACGTCGATGTTACCTCACTATCTGCTGCGTTTAACCGCAGTGATGCTGAGGCGCCGTCTCACATCATTACTGTTCCGGGTGAGGCGCTGGGAATGGCTGACACATCGGCTATTCTGACCAGCAAGCAGTTCTTTGTTATCAAGGATATTCTGCTTGAGAACAGGAGCATTTCTAACCCTGAGGGTCTTTATGATAATTTCTGGTTGCACCACTGGTCAGTCATGAGCGCGTCGCCGTTTACACCGGCCATCGCGTTCGGCACTAAGCCGAACACGATTGTGGTGACGCCCAAGGCCGAGACGAACGCCGAGATTAATACATTGATCGTAACCAAGCCCGACGGCACTCAGTCGACGATCATGCCCCCGGCCGCAGTCCGGCAGGCCAGTATTCAGTGGAAGACGGCGCCCGCGAATAAGGGTTATGCCACTGACTGGTATCTCAAGAATGCTAAGTCTAAGGGAACGAAGATCACTAACGATGGTGTTCTTACCATCGGACCTGATGAGCCTGAGGCGTTCCTCACTATTGGTGTGAATGTTGACACTAAGGGTGCGGATGGCAACAAGCCCCTGAATAAAGAGATTAGTATTCAGGTTAAGAAGTAATATCTGAATCATCATAGAACCGGGCGTCCGTTGGGCGCCCGGTTCTGCTATGATTGGACTTGAAGGGAGACGATATGTCAGAGATTTATGCTATGCCGCCTGAGACTCGAGCAGGTCTTTCATTTGATTATTCTGTGTGGTCTGCCGGTAGCGTTATTACCATGGTTAATGTTCCTTTTGATAACACGTACAGGGACATTGTTGACTGGAAATCGTATGGCCATACGCCCCATGCTTATGTTAAGTCTTTTAACAATCTGCATAAGGTTGAGATTAGTCAGATGACTTATCTTGCGCAGGGTAGGCCGATTCGCATTCCTACGCCTTTCACTAAGGCGAATCAATACAATTATGTGATGGTTGAAAACCCCGAACGTCCGGTTAACAACATTGGTTTTGAGGGTTACACGCCTAGCGTGTTTTTCTATTTCATCACCAGTATTGACTATATTGCACCGAACACCACACAGTTGACGCTGCAACTTGATGTTTGGACAACCTATTACCAGCGCATTAATTTCGGTCGCAGTTATCTCGAGCGCGGGCATATGGGAATTGCTGCAACCGATTCTTTCGACAACTATGGTAAGAATTGGTTGACACAGCCTGAGGGCTTGGATATGGGTTCCGAGCACCAGATTGTGCGAACTTATCGCCGATTGCTTGCAGATGTCACCAATTTTGACTACATAGTGGTTATTGCTTCAACAACAAATTTAGACAACGTAAATGGTTATGGAAATTCCAATGACCCTAAACTTTCTATGGCAGACGCATCTAAGGTTGAAGGTCTTCCGAACGGAACCAATATTTATGCTTGCACATTCCCTGAGTTTCGCGCAGGAATGTTTGGCCTAAGGTTTGCTCCATGGGTTGCTCAGGGCATTGGGTCAATTACAATTCTGCCAAAGGACATTATTGATCTGAACGCTGGAAGAAAGATAAAAGTGGGTGACGGACTAGAGCAAGGGAAATGGACTGAAATTAACGACAACAGTGTGTATATTAACCGTAACTATTCGCTAACCGACGCCAGTTTTAGAAACGAATTTCTTTCTTTGCTTCCGAAGGAATATCGGGAACTAAAGAAATTTGTGACATCGCCATACTGCATTGTTGAGTTGACAACATATTCTGGCAACCCTGTTGAATTTCGACCTGAGTCTATTCGCACCGCAGGTATTAACATTAATCAGTATGCTCACGTTGCCCCACCTAATCCTTCTTTGTTTTTCACTATCCGTGACTACAATACGATTACAGAATCTGTGATTGTAGAGCGTCGCGCTGGTAAGGTGACTAATGAGTATGGCGAGGGTTGGGATATGTGTACGGGTTACACTTCCCTACCAACTTTCTCTGCCGTCAACAATGCTTCACTTAACGCCCTGGCTTCCTCAGCACATACTGCGGCGGCTCAGGTGAATAACGCGAAGTGGCAGCAACAGCGTGCACTGCGCGCGGCTAATTCGGCGCGTGACGTTGCTAATGCGGGCATTGCTGCGACTCAGGCGGGGGCCGAAAATTCTATGTGGGGCAATTCTGCTATGGCGGACTCTCAGTCGCGCTATAACAACATGCGGGCCACCGTGCAGGCTACTCAGGGAGCCATGACAGCGCTTGGTGGTGTTATGGGGCTGAATGGTTCTGCGGCCGGTGCTGGTATTGGCCAGGCGGCTACGGCTGGTGTTTCTGCGATGATTAATAATTCTCAGGCGCAGTCGACGGCCAATATTCAGAATCAGTTGGCTAGTGGCGCTTCGCAGATTTCTCAGCAACAACAAAGGACCGTACGGGATACTAACTATGAACTGGCCCAGTTTGCTGCTAATGGAGACTATGAGGCGGCTATTGCGTCGATTAATGGTCAACGTCAGGACATGCAGGTTATTCCGCCGTCTGTTGTCGGACAGACATCAGGTTTTGTGTCTGCAATGGTCTCTAATGGCCTTGTGATTGATGCTAGAATTAGGAGCGTCTCTCCGGCCGCTATGCGTAGCATTGGTGATTTCTGGCTTAGGTATGGGTATTTGATGAATACTTGGATTAAGTTCCCAAAGACACTTAGTCTCATGACTGAATTCACGTACTGGAAGATGGCTGAGTGCTATTTGGTTGACACAACTATCCCTGAGGGATTCAAGGCTAGCGTTAGGGGAATCTTTGAAAAGGGTGTTACCGTTTGGCGTTCTCCACAAAGAATCGGTAACACAAATGTTCGCAACAATCGGATTGATAAAACGGTTAGGGTGAGTCTTAGTGAGTAAAAAGGATTATGTGCTTAACGGCATTTACAAGAAAATCATGGCGTGTCCCCCGTCGTCGTCGGAAGCCCGGCAGATACAGTTGGAGCACATGTACCGGCGACAGTTAATGGGCAAGTGTCTTTCTCGGTTTACTTGGGAGGGGTTGCCTAACGGGATTGACCCGCGCTTTATTGAAGCAACTATCTTCAATAACGGATACTCGGTTTTCTATTTCGACAGTTTCTTCGAATTGTTTATGTCAATGCCTGCAACCATTTCAGGTCCCTTAGACATTCAGGATAATCCCACGGGATATCGCATCACTCGAAATGGCGTCTATTCTCGTGAGGTGAGCGCAAGTGAGTCCGTCTGCATTTGGGGTAATCAGGTTCGTGAACCTGAAATTGACGTAGTGCTTTCTTATGCTGCGAGGCTTGCTCAGATTGACAGGACAATCGAAATTGATTTGCTGAATGAGCGCAATCCCATGATTGTTGCGTGTTCGCAGGACCAGCGCCTCACTATTCAGAATCTTATTTCTAAGATTTATGATGGTGAACCCGTTGTGTGGGGCACTGAGAATATGAGTATGGATAATCTCGCCAATACTATTGGCGTGTTTCCGCTTAATCAGAATGCTGGTACTGGGGCTGTTTCTTCAATCAAGCATATGGAGTCCAAGTCCAAGATTTGGGGTGAGGCACTTACGATGCTTGGAATTATGAATGTTAATTCCGAGAAGCGTGAGCGCATGGTGGTTGAGGAAGCCGCCGCTAATTCGGGGCAGGTGCTTGCGTCTCGTGAGTCGTTTATGAAGCCGCGTGAGTTGGCGTGCGAGCAAATTAATGAGAAGTTTGGGCTTAACGTGTCATGCTATTGGGCTGTAGACGACAATGCAGCACCGAACCTTAATGATTATCTTGCTAATTCAAATTTGACAACCTATGGGGGTGACGATGTCAGTAACAACGATAATGCTTCGTGATGTAGTTAAGTTAACCAATGACCACATTGGGCTTGATGACTACCCGATTTTCGATGAAGCATATCGAAAGACTCTGAACGATCGAATTAAGAAGACATATTGGCTTCAAGAGATCGCACACGAGACAATTGATATCTTTATCTGGCGGCTAAGCCTTAAGATGGAACTGATTATGCCCAGGTATAATCGAATGTATCTGGCTGAACTGCAAAACACGGACCCACTCGAAGGCAATCGTCACTACAGCGAGACCAGCCAGGACGGCAAGTCCCAGAACTCAGGGATCAACCACCAGACTGGCAGCGGCAGTGGCACCAACAAGTCTAAGGGGCGCACCGTAGGCTCGGACACTCCTCAGACGCGGCTTGCGGGCGATGGGGACTATGCTACGAGTATCAGCGACGCTAGCACGTCAGGCGACACCACGTCGCGTAACGAGTCGGATAGCACGTCATCTTCAAGTAGCAACTACGTCAATAATCAGCACTCGAATTCGTGGGGCTATTCGGGCTCTAAGGCCCGCGCGATTGCTGATTATCGTGGAACACTACTTAATGTTGACGACCTGGTGATCGCAGAACTAAGCGATCTTTTCATGGGGCTATGGGATACGGATGTGCCTTACACCCCTGGCGGACTAATTAATGGATACTCTTTCGGACTAGGACTTGGAGGATATTATGGCTACTGGTGATGACATTGTTGGGTCAATCGACCAAGCACTTTGGCGTGTTCAGTCACGGTCGGTGAACAACATTACTCCGTTCACTTATCGCGACGGGCTTACGTATATTGACGTGCTTGAGCGAATTCGTTCTAGCGTAATTGATGTTATTACGTTCACGAACTCGTTTGGCGAGGAACAGGATAAGATTATCGCCAAACTGAATGAGACGGTCACCAACTTTATTACTGAAGTTGAGAAAACACATTCAGGTTGGAATAAGGAACTGGATACTAAGAAGACCGCACTTGAGTCGCTAATCGAAGACTTCAAGCGCCGCCTTATTGACGCCGAATTCCGCGAAGTTGACGGCAATTACATTGAAGCACCACTTAAGTCGCCTGCCGGTAAGCGGGTTACGCTTACAACTAAGGCGTGGGGGGACGCGCTAAAGGCCCAGAACACTCAGTTTCAGACAGATATTCAGGGTAAATTGGACCAACAGCGCAGGGACTTCGACAATCGTTTCCCGGCCTACTACACGAAGACCGAGGCTAACGATATCTTCCTCGAGGACCCTAAACTCACTGAGGGGGTAGTCATTGGTTCGTCTAATGCCGCGATTGAAGCAAGCCGTTGGACTGAATCTCTTTGTCGTGAGTTAGGACTTAACCCTAACGTGTACGCAATTGGCGGGGGAGGTTTTACTTCAACGTCTGACAACAACTTTCTGACTCAGTTGGATAATGCCAAGCAGGGAATGTCCGAGGACAAGCGTCGCAGAACTAAATACCTGTTTGTGATCGACCTATTGAATGACATCCGGGCACAGAATTCCGTGGCTGATAAGGCGACAACTTTCTTCCGGTTGGCTAGGCAATACTTCCCTAACGCTGATATTCGAGTTCTCCCGGTTATCTTCAATGAGTCGTCATTGAATGAGTATGTTCAGATGGCAAGGTCTTGTGTATCTCGCACATTCGAGGTAGTAAACTCCGGCAAGCCCTATGGCGCCGTTGTCTGCGAGGGCTCGCGCGGCTGGGTTCATTGGGGCGATGAACAGGCTAAGTCCTGGGACCAGGGCCCGGATAATGTGCACATGACGGCTGCGGGTTACACGCATGTCAAGGAACTGTTTAAGGTGTGGCTTAATGGTGGCTCGAGTTGGTTTAATCCCCCGTCCGCTCCGTTGCATCCTTTCTCAACTAGTGCTGTTGTTCACGACAATAACTATCTGGTGTGTGAGCGTGACCGTGATTGGGTGAACATTCAGGGTACTTTTAGGGTTGCTGGAAGCAATGCCGGATATGACACCAAGTTAATGGGACTCCCCGGCTGGGCGCGCCCTTACGACGGTGTTATGTCCACAATTATTGGGAATGACAGAACATACAAATACATTTATGTTCCGAAAACTAATGGAATCTATGTTGGAGACATTCTCTCCGCAAATCAGACGTACCAGGTCAATATGACTTACAAGATTTGGTGAGTGGACGCGAATGGCCTGCCCCGATATACTTGGGGCAGGCTATTCGTTTGGAGGAATCATGGCGTGGGATGCCACGGCGAAGAAAGTTGCTATTAAGGCTATCGGGCAAGTTGAGTCGTCTATGGATTACTCGGCAATCAACTACAATGACCCTATTACCGTCGGAATTGCGCAGTGGTATGGCACTCGAGCGGCGGCGATTCTCAACCGAATGCGTGGCGCCCATGCTACGGAGTACGCGAACGTCGATAGTAGTTTCAGGTCCCGGCTCGAGTCCGTTCCTGAATCCGATTCCTCATGGAACACCTACTATCTTTCCCGTCCCGTTGGCGACAGTATTAAGCCGTTGCTTAATGCGAGCAAGGATATTCAGGGTGACCAGATTGTCAAGGACCTTGAAAACTATTTCAGTGTTGCTAAACAGTATGGGATTAACCCCGACACGGATACGGACGCATTTATTCTCTGGTGCGTTGCGTACCACCAAGGACCGCGTTACGCTTTTCAGGTTGCCAATCACTACAGCGGTGGTGGTCTTAATGAGATGTATTCTGACATCATGGCTAACGGCGTGCTTGGTCGGTATAGTAATCGGTATACTCAGGCCAAAAACATCATTGCTGGCAAAGACACCAGCGGCGTAGGCGAGGGCGGTATTAGCGCGAACACTCCGGGTAATGGTGGTAGTGTTGGGCAGAATTCTCAGTCAATAAACGTCTCTGGCGGAAAACTAATTATTACTGCCGACGATTCAGGTATCCTCACCCTGCGATCGAAATTTGGTAATTATCAAATGTATTCCCGAGGGCACAATCTTTGGGAAGTAAACCTCAAAGACATTCAAGAGAAAATCGTTGGACAAAACCCCCAAGCAAACAATGCAGGGGGCGGCGGGGGTGGTGGAACACCCGCGCCGGGTGGCTCGAGCAAGGGCGCTGCGGCGCTTGCGTGGGTAATGGCCCGATTGGGTAAATTCGCCTACTGCCAGTGCCCTGGCAGGCAGGACCCTGACAATAGCGGCATCACGGACTGTAGCGGCCTCATGTACGCTGCCTACAAGAACACGTCAGGGACATTTGTGGGCACATGGACCGGGGACCAATATTTCCGTGGCGCCGAACCATTTCCTCGCCGTGGTGGGGCTATGACGGCCGCTGAACGGTCCCAGTTGCGGCCGGGAGACATGATCGTCATGGCATGGAAATCAACGGGTAGTTATTACCCTGAGACTGACCACGTTGAAATGGTTGTGGACTCGAATACACTTGTGGGCCATGGCGGTAATCCTCACTATGGTCCGGTTACTAAATCTATTGACGTACTAGCCGGCACTCGCTGGTGGACTGTAAGGCGACACGAATGAAAAAGAAGTTTTCCTACTATAGTTTTTCTAAGGTGCTCTCATACGCGGGAGTATTTAATATGATTATGGGCGCCCGTGGTCTAGGTAAGACCTATGGGGCCAAGAAAATCGTTATTAAGAATGCAATCAACAAGGGCCAGCAATTCATTTATCTTCGCCGCTACAAGACCGAACTCAAGGGGCGCAACAGTTTCTTTGCTGACATTCAGCACGAATTTCCCGATGAGGAATTCCGTGTAGAAGGACAGTATGCTCAGCGCAAGGTCGGAAAGAAATGGGAGACCATTGGCTATTTCATTCCACTATCTACTGCGCAAGCGAATAAGTCGATTGCTTACCCAAACGTGTACACGATTATCTTTGATGAGTTCATCATCGATAAAGGTTCGCTGCGTTATCTTTCAGATGAAGCAAAAGTCTTTATGGACTTTTATTCCACCGTAGACCGGTATCAAGACCGTGTGCGTTGTCTCATGCTCTCCAATGCGGTTAGCATTATGAACCCCTATTTTATTCGATTCCATATTGAGCCAAAAGAAGGAATCAGTCGTCACGCCGATGGATTTATCGTCACCGATTTCGTGAACAGCGAGCAATTCCAGTCTGAAGTAGCGCACACTCGGTTCGGTTCCTTTATCACAAACTATGCCGAGGACTATGCAGACTATTCCATCTCAAACAAATTCGCCGACAACTATGACGACTTCGTCATGAAAAAGACGGGAAAAGCAAAATACGCATTCTCCCTCCGCTGCCCCGACGGGGAGGTCTCCATATGGATCGACGGTGGCACGTGGTTCGCCCAGCGCCGCCAGCCGCGCGGAGATAGGGTAAGATGGGCCTATAAGGTCACAGACCTGAGGGAGGGGGAGAGGCTACTCATGTACGGTGACAAGGTGCTCAGCATTATGCGCAGCACGTACCGCAAAGGCCGTCTTTTCTCTGACTCACCCGAGACCAGAAACATGTTCGCTGAAATCTTCGTCCGATGATACACATTAATCCCACCACGATTGACGTTGCCCTAATTCTCGGCGTCATATCTCTATTAACAATCGTTGGGCGTTTCATTTACCGGGCCACGCGCTTTATGGATCACTTATCCACAATGCTGAATGCGTGGGATGGGAAAGATGGAATGCCCAGCGTGCTGGACCGGCTTGAAGATATTGAAGAGAAACTGAAGGATGTTCAGTATCATGTCAAGCCTAATCACGGCGGCTCAAGCGTAGATGCGCAAAACCGTCAACTCAAAGAAATCATTTCCTACCTTAGGGAGAAAAACAATGGGTGAGCACGAGTCCCCCAAGCCCCCCTTCATCCCCGATGCTTATCGTATGTGGCTTTATGTCGTGAGTGCAGGTGTTCTTGTCTGTCTTGGTGTTTGGGGCATTCTTGACGGCGAAAAGATTAGTGCCCTTAACTTCCTCTTCGCCGCGTTCTTCGGTGTTGCGAGCAGCAATGTCCCGCGAGGAAAGGCGTCCTGAATGGTAACTCGAGCACAAATCATCTCCGCAGCCCAGGAGGAAATCGGCTACAGCCGCTGGGCAGACGACGAGGCAGGTACCAAGTACGGACGCTGGTACGCACAGGTAACCGGCTCCCCATACTTCGGTGCCTCAGGCGTTCCCTACTGCGATATGTTTGTATCCTACATTCTCGCCAAGGCCGGCATTAACTGGGTCAGCGCTTACGTCCCCGGCCGCGAGAATCAGGCCCGCGAACGCGGCGTCCTCATTAACAAGTGGGACGTACGCCCCGGCGACCTAGTCACCTTCGACTGGCAGGGAGACGGAGAGTCCGACCATATCGGAATCGCTACCAGTGCACCCTACGGAACGAAGATCGACACCATTGAAGGCAATACTTCGTGGGGTTATTCTGGGTCGCAGGGTAATGGTGGCGTCGTCACCAATAAGCAGCGCGATATGGACGACGTTGTTTGGGGCATTCGTGTAGTCGACGACAACTCCGCTGTTTCTAGCGGTGGGGATATTCGAGACATTCAGCGAATCCTCGGCGCCGTGCAAGACAATGTTCTCGGCGTCGACACTGAAAAGCGAATGTGCGCAGTAATCAAGGCCAGCAACTGGGGCGGACGAGAGTTCCCGTGGGGCGTCGCCTACACTCAGAGCGTCGTAGGGACCGATCCTGACGGCGTATGGGGCGACGCTAGCATGGCAGCCCATGACCGCGTCATAGAGTCCCTACAGGC